ACAGGCATTTAAGGTGTTCCTCCGTCAATCGGATCAATTGCCAAATAACTACTGTTAGGTGCGCCACCGTCTAGGTTTGGGCTGCCACCCCCGCCACCAACAGAAGTCCAAGACAGCGTTCCAGAACCATTTGTTGTTAACGCGTAACCAGGAGATCCAGGACCAGCAGGCCATATATAGGTGTTATTCCCGCCTGACGATGGAGCTTGCAGCTGGAATGAATTAGACGCGTCGTACTTGAGTTTTAAGCCTCGATTAGAAGCGCCACCAGCAAACGCAATCTCAAAATAATACGAACCGTAAACCTGCCCAACCGGCGTTAAGTAGCCTTGTGCAACACCAGGATTGGCAAAGTATGCCGCTGTCGCAGAACCATCTTCTATTAACTTACCAGTTGTGCCATCAAACACTGCAATAGCAGCATCCACCGCAGAAGCCGGTCCAACCACATCGCCGGAGCCACTTCCACCACTAACGTTGACAGTAACAGCATCTCCAACAGCTGTTGCCGTAACTCCAGAACCAGTGAAATTGAAAGAAGCAACATTGCTTGTGAGCAAAGTCCCTTCATCCGAAACCGTGATCGCAGACCCTGCCCCGGTAGGGCCCGTACTGCCCGTAGGGCCCGTGGGTCCAGCCACCGTACTTGCCGCACCCGTGGGACCCGTCGGGCCGGTATCTCCCGTTGGTCCTGTCGGCCCAGCAACCGTACTCGCGGCACCGGTCGGGCCGGTTGGGCCCGCCACCGTGGATGATGCCCCGGTGGGCCCGGTTGGGCCAGCCACCGTAGAGGCCGGGCCAGTTGGCCCTGTACTTCCGGTGGGCCCAAGCTGAGTAAACATGACTTGCTGGGCAGTTAAGATTACAGATGGGATAGCGGGTCGAGTTGGATTTAGTTGCCCAGCCTCTGCCACTAACGCAACATTCGTATTAGTGGCCGACCAATAAAGCTCAATGTAATCATTTGCCGCTAATTCCAGCATGTAATTCCATGCCGCCACTGTTTTAGCCGCACTTGCGCTGCCAGTAATCGTTACCTTTGTGGTTGATTCGGAAATATTGCTTCCGTTTTTTGCAAACCAAATATCAACAATATCTGTGCCGCTGCCCGAGGTTCTATCAATCTGCGCCGAAAACTGAATGTTATAAACGCCAGCATAAGCAAAGGTAAGCCGAGAACCTGAAACAATACTAACGCCCGAACTGTCTGGATCGGTGTTGTTAACAGTGATTGGGTAAGCCGTTGTGGTTGATGCAATCGTCTGAGTGGTGTCCGAATAAAAAGAACCCCAATACCCAAGAGCGCCACCACCGCCGGTTGGACCCGTAGGGCCGACTCCAGCGGTCACGTTTACCGTCACCGCGTCTCCTACGGCTGTAGCAGTAACCCCAGATCCCGTAAAGTCGAAAGACGTTACGTTTGTTGTAAGCGTTGTCCCTTCATCCTTAACCGTAATTGCAGATCCGCCGCCCCCGGCCGGCCCCGTCGGACCCGTAGCTCCGGTCGGCCCGGTAATGGAAGCCCCAGTCGGGCCGGTACTTCCCGTGGGGCCGGGAATCGTAGACGCATCACCGGTCGGACCTTGCGCCCCGGTTGGCCCAGTATTGCCCTGCGGGCCTGTCGGCCCGGGTATTGTGCTGGCAGCCCCCGTCGGGCCGGTAATTGATGCTCCGGTTGGACCCGTGGCTCCCTGCGGGCCCGTAGGGCCGGGAACTGTAGAAGCGTCACCCGTCGGGCCTGTAGCCCCCTGCGGGCCAGTCGGCCCAGGAACTGTAGATGCGGCTCCGGTAGGCCCCGTAACAGAAGCACCCGTCGGGCCCGTAGCCCCCTGCGGACCGGTAGGCCCAACATACTGCCCCGCATCAATCCATTCCGACCCGCTCCAGACATATAAATGCCCCGAGGCGGAAACTATATAAGCATCCCCAGGCTGATTCCCCGACGAAGGTAAATCCCCAACGGTTGCAACCGCGCCTTTTAAGACAATCCCACTGCCCGCAGGCCCTGTTGGCCCGTACGGACCAGTTGGACCTACCACGCCTTGATCGACAACAAGCGTTATCTGATTTGCGCTGGCAACGACAAGCTCAACATCACTCAATTCGTCACCCCATTAGAACGGATCAAAAATAGCAAGAAGATGATTAAATCTTGCGCTGGCGTAGAACCGCTGGCAGGAATGGCGACTGTAATGTTTCCACTGAATCCAACTGGGTTAGCCGCGTTTATATCTAACTCTGTATCTGTCGAAAGAACAGACCACGCAGATTCGTCGATTACCAAAGTAAATGAACCAGCAGCAAGGTTTTGATTGGTGATAGTAAGATTGACGGGAGACGGCGGCGGTGAGTAATCGGCTATATCAAACGTCAGGCCGTATCGAGAATCTCGGACGTTGGAAAGCTGTCGACGCAGGATTTGGCTTGTAACAGTCGCGCCCGTTAAGTTTCGCGGCGTTCCATCTGCATTGTTGAGCGTAAGGTTCCAGTAAGTTCGCTGGTTGTAAACAAGCTCGCCAGCGATAATCTGGTTATCAAATCCACTAACTTGAGTCAGTGTATTACGATTAAAAACAGCCACTTTTCCCTCGCTCGGTAAATTGACGTTGGCTAAGCACTCTCAGCGCAACGATGGGCTATTTTATCTTTTGTTTTAACAATTCTACCTCTTCAGAAAGCTCTTGTATAGCCTTTACAAGCGGAGCTATGAATTGGTTATAGTCAATGTTTTGAATGTTTCTTGCGTCGGGGACGATGATTGTTTCATCGTCATCTGTGATCGATTCTACTTCGTCTGCAACAAAACCATGCAGCCTTGAAGCTGGATGCGCGTTCTTGCGATACACAATCGGCTTTAATTGATTGATCCAACTTAACCCTCTCGTCTCTGGTTGTATGTCGTGCTTTGTGGTTCTGTCAGAAACGGCGGCAAGATATGTGATCAAAATCTCATTGACATTTCCGTAATACAAATCAACTGTTGTGATCGAATTTGATGTCGTGAAATACAAACCACCGCTTGTATTTGTATTCATCGCCGTTAAAGTGCCGCCAGCCCTTGGCTGATAACCAAAAAAAGATGAACCTCTAGCTGCGGTTGCAAACGATGGTATTGCGCTTGTGACAGTTACCGCGCTGCCGACTGTGCTGACAGAAATGCCAACGCCGGCAGAAACGCTAGACACAGCTCCAGAAGCGCCGGTAGGGCCCGTCGCTCCGGTTCCGCCCGTAGGCCCGGTAGGTCCAGTCGGCCCTACAGCTCCCGCTGCCGCCCAAGTTCCGTCATTTCTTAAAAAGGTAGATGTACTACCCGCTGGCGCTGCAATCGTATAGCCATTCCACCTTACAGATATATTTGAATTTAATTCAAATGTCGCGCCACTAAAAAATCCAGATCTAGAATTTGCGTCACCAGATGCAACAGTGCCAACAATGGCTTTAGTGCCCGCTCCCGTCGCTAACGCGTATATCGCCTGAGAATTGCTTCCTCCGCTTGCCCTCGTTTCTAAAGATGTTCCGTTATACGAATTGACGAAATATCCAGCCAAAGCCGCCGAATTGTTTCCGTAAGCCTCGACGCCTTTACCAATCCCAGCAGAAGCCCTTACCGCAGACGATGAATATGTGGACGCAGAAACTCCATAACCAGTATCTGATTCAGCTTCAATAGCAGCGGACACACCTTTAACCGAAATACCAAGGTCTTGTGAAAACTGCGAGTTGATAGCAACCGCAGGTTCCCCGCTTGATCCTGTTGAGGCTCCCTCAAACCTCGCAAGCCCCCGCGAATAAACACGATTGACGACAGCCGCGCCAGAATCTTTGTCTAAATACCATCCAGCAGTTCCTGCGTTCCATCCCGTAACAGTCCATCCGGTAACAGAGACAGGGAACGTCGTGCTTAATGTGATGGTATAAGTCCCCGTCAATCCTGAGCCGGTTCCAAACGCAGAAACAGTTCCAAAATATTCAATGCCTTGCGTGTAGTTGTAAGCATACAAAACCATGCCGACAGATATTCGACCCGTGGTAACCGCCGTAACGGTCATCGTGCTTGAGGTTGTTCCCGAGGTAAAGTTTGCTGAGAACTGTGCGAACGGCGGTACGCCTCCGTTCCAATTGTCTGACAGGATTGATTGAAAGACATTAAATGCAACCGGTGTCTGCCATGTTGTTATATTTGTCGACGGAGAGTAACTGCCGTAAGAAGCCCAAATCGTCTGCCCGACAACAATTGTTGGCATGGTTGCAGTCCAACCAGAAGGGACAGAAGAAGATCCGCTTGTTGGAGCTGGGGTCGCTGGGTAACCTAGCGTTTGGCTTTGCTGAAGGAATACAATTCTTTGAACATCCACGGAAGAACCGGTGGGGCCAGAAGCCCCGGTCGGACCTGTCGGGCCGGCACCCCCGGTGGGGCCTGTTGGGCCAACCGCTGAAGTCGGAGACCATACAAAAGCAGATGACGTTGCCGACCTAACAAGGCTTACATCATTACCTACCAAGAACCCAAAGTAATAAGTATCTGGCGCTAAATTGACATCTGTAAAAGTGTAAGTTGACGCATTGGTAAATGTTGCGCCGTTAATAAGCTGGGCAATATTCCAAAGTTTCCAATCCGTGTCAGCAGGTGTCGCAACCGTTGTGTAGTACAAGCCTATTCTCGTGCATCTTCCTGTAGCGGGTATCGTGCAAACAACATCAAAAGTTGGTGGTTGCTGCGAAGGCTGAGCGTTTGTAACGGTAGGAGCGTTTGCCGCTGAAATGTAGCCGGCAGAAGGAAGCTGAGAATTCGGAGCGGCGGTAAACGCTGTAATATTTGCATCGTCATAAACAACAGCGTTGTATTCGGAAAGTTCTAACGTAGCACCTAGGTTGCCATCATCAACTGTCGCCTCCGAGACTTTCATAACTCGGAAGAGTTTGTTCGTCCAACCGTAGTCTGCGTTAGTAATATCAACGACATCGCCAGCATCCACTTGGATGCCAGGATAAGTAGAGGTAATCGTAACGATTAGATCTTCTCGTGCTTGTTCAAGCCTTCTGTTTCCTAGATATTGGGCTTGTACAGAGTCGTTCGTAAACTCTAGTGTTGTGGTCTGTCTGTTAGCTGGTTCATTGGGATACAAAAGCCCAGCCGGGGTTTCCATGTAAACAAGATCAGGTTGGTCTCTGTTTAGCTTCGACGGAAACTCAATCTGAATCTGGTTGATCTGCTGATTTATATCGACAGCAGAAACCCTGATTTCACCGATAAGATTTGTATCGTTAAATGAGAAAGTAGAGGATTCTGCTTTATTGATGACGATTGACCAAAGACCTGATGCCGCGTTATATGCCATCCAAGAATCGCAGCACTCAAGCATCTTCTCAACGTTATCAAGAACGGGTTTTCCGGTGTCAACCACCCCGTTGATTCTGTATCGAGCTTGTGTTGCAGACCCTCCGCCGGCTGGCGTATAGGTGATGGTCTGATCCGAGTAAGTATTAAGAGCGGTTGCGCTTGTAGAGTCAACCAATCCCGTCATGCCAGCGCCGTAGCGAGCGTCTGTCATGTAGTCGTACCAAACATCTCCAGGCTTAGCCACGCTACCGCCTTTAGGGTAGTGCGAGCAATAAAAAGTTATTGGGAGGAGTCCAGTCGTTCCCGCGTCTGAGTTGTAAACCAGTTTAACTATTGCAAAAGCCAAACCGTTCATCTGCCGACCAGATGAAGGCCAACGTAACGCGGCGGCAATATCTGCCCCTCCCATCGTTACATGGGGAGCGGTTCCATTGACCGCAGTTATGGTTCCTGCATTTGTCGACGTGTAAAGACTGATATAAAGATTACCGCTGATCTTTGTATCTACATTTCCATCGCCATCAGTAAGCGAAACAACCTTTGTTTGGTCGGTTCCGTCAAAAGTAACCAATCTGTCGCCGTAGTAAAACTTTGTACGGTCGTAGGAAAATGTTGCGGATGCGTCGGACGATATGGAAGAGATCGCCATAACGTAATACATTGTCTTTTGATCGGTGGATAGCACCGCGTCGACAAACGTACCGCCCAACCACGCGTCGCCATACACCACGGGAATTGAGTTGTTGTTAGCAGGAGGAACTTGCTGTCTTGCACCTGTGTCTTGTGACTGCGGAGGCTTAGATCCAAATGCCCTGGTAACAACAAACGATACCGCAAAGTTGATGGCAAACGTCGCCGCTGCTAACGCAACGCCCGTTAACTGAACACCTACTGCGGCTAAGATAATGGATGCTGGCATGATCTACTCTCGAAAGAAGGTCGCTTGCATAGGCTTAAAGTTGTATCTTGTGTAATCAATATTGGGTGAATTTGGCATAAGACTTGTGCATACAATCTGTACCCGTTTTTGATTTAGCATGTCTTGTGCGAGCTTGTTAAATCTTAACCAGAGCTTTCCACCAACAGATGTATCTCTGAATTCTGGTTCAACCCACCACGCCACCTCATGGAGCTCTTTTACCGAACTGTTCCAAAAGTTTCGCGTCACATAAGCCGCCAAGAACCCTCGAAACTGATCGTCAATAAGCACAAAACCTCGACCCTTTATCATTTCGTAGAACAGTTCCTTGACATGCTCTTCGTTTTGGTTTTGTTTTAGCGTCTCTATTCCTGCTTCATCTGCGTAAGCCTTCATCATCTCAATAAGATGCGGCATATCGTATTTTGTGGCGTATCTCATCCGGCTTGGCTTATATCGTTTAGATCGGTTTGTGATGGTTGAACGGTTCCAGGATCTGATTGCGAACCAGATTTAGGCGGCGCTCCAAAGTCAAAGTATTGACCGCTAATTGCAGCCACGCGACTCATGCTCGTGTCGGACGCATAGCGTTGTTGCCATATCGTAAGGTTGGTTTTAATTCCGGCAATTCTGCTTTCAAGAATCGACCGGAAAGAAGTGCAAGAGATTGACGCGGTAGCCGTACGGCTGCGAATGTTTTCGTTCCAATCTTCTGTAATGGAAATATTAGAAACAATTCCCTGGTAGCGCTTGAAAAACTGAGTCGTTGGGCTTGTGATAATTTGATAGTCGGAATCAAAGAACCCGCGCCAAATCTCTACAGTTGAGCCCTTGATGTTGGTTCCCAATACTAACGAAATGTTTGTTGGGTCTATACCTATAAGCCCAATCACCATGTCAATTGAAGTCGCTTTGATTTCTCGATTGACCGCGCCCACAGAAAGAAGGCTTCCCAATCCTGAGAACGTATTTCCGCCGACAGTGATTGCGGCAGATGCGTTGCAAAATGTGTAGGTTGTTGTTGAGGTTGTCAGTTTGACAAATTCGCCGTGGGTGATGCTTGCGCTTGAAAGCGCTGTCATTGGAGTACTCATTGCACATTCTCCCGAAAGACGAAATCAGCATCCCAGTCAACAAACGCTCCGTTGGTCATCGGCCTTAACGTGTATGTCGGGCAAACCTCCGCCACTACCGAAAAAGTGCAAGCAGATCCGACAGCGGTAAGCGTTCCGGTAGATGGTGTACCGATTACTGGTCGATGCAAAGTGACGCTAACGGTTGATCCTGAGCCTCTAAGAACTTGAGTCGTTACCTTGTAAGGATAGTTGCCGATTTGCAAAAAATCACCGGCAGCAAAGACAATAGTTCCGCTTGCAACCGCTGGTAGATTACCTACTGAAATCGTCGTTGCATTTGCCGCCGGAACGGATGCAAGTGTCAGCGCTGCTGCTTGAACAGATGAAAGCTGGCCTTGGTAAGCGGTAAACCACTGAAGGTTTGTGGAGCTAAACGTAATGGTTGCCGCTGTCTGCCTGTCGAGGTTGTCAATGGTTTGAATTACGTCTCGAACTTGTGGGTAATAAAGGAAAGCGTGAGGCTTGACAGTGAACACCCAAGGGACAGATGTAACGTACTGCGCCGTTCTTACTTGCCCCGATCTTGAGTATTGCTGGCCGACCATGCGCCGGTTATTTACCGTGATGGTCTGGCTGATGTCTAGGATGGTTTGGAAGCTCATGCTCTGCCTCGCGGTGATAGCGATTTCTGAGCGTAGGAGTTAGCCGCCCAAACCGCTCGGTTGCTGCCCATGATTCTTTCCTCAAAAGACTTAACGTCGATTGCTTGTATGTTGTAGTTATTGACTGTCGATGTTCCGCTCATTGCATAAGACGGAACCACTTGGCCGGCCATGCTTGGAACAAATAGCTCCGGCCCTCTTTCTCCAACAAGGTACGGAGCGCCAGAGTTGACCGGACCGCCACCGGCTCGCTTATTAAAAAGACCGCCAAGAACGGGAACGTTAGACATAAAGTTCTCAAACAAAGACGGAGCGCCTGTGATGTTTGATTTGAAAATAGTGTCTAAGAATTTATCTAGCGATCTAGATGCTAGCTTTTGCAAAAGAGAGGAAAGGGCAGATTTAAAAGCATCGGCAGCAGACTTGCCCGACATGAATGCCTCGACAATCGTTGTGCCTATTGACTTAAACCCATCCCGAATGTCTTCTAACATTTCTAATTGCTCTTGCCCGTCTTTCTTCTTTTCCATCATATCTTCTAGTTCTTTGTTTGCTTTGATTTCGGCTTGCGCCTGAACCTCATTAAGAACTTGCGCTGATTCTTTTTCTAGTTCAATTTCACGCTCAATTTGCTTTAGCCTTAAGTCAAGGTTAAATCGTCTTAAATCATCCATCGCGGCCAGCTCTTGATTGGCTTCTTTTGTAAGCCTCATCATTTCTTCTTGCTGCTCGGCTTCCTCTCGCCGCAAACGGATAATTTCCTCTATCTTTGCAAGACCGGCAGGGCCACCTTGTTTTGCAGCCTCAAACCGTAACGCCGCTTCTTCGCCTTCTTTCAACTTAAGAATCTGCGCGTCTAAGCCCTCAAGATAAGTCTTTAACGATTTGGCGGCAGACTCAGCGCCAGAATCTTTTACGGCCTTAACTCTTGTTCCAGATTGCCTGCCACCCTGCGTAACGCCAACCACTGGAGCGGGTACGGCGGGCTCCTCTTCACCAAAGCCAAGAAACTTTTTGATCCCCGTATAGGCATCTCGCGCTTTGCCCATCAGGGTTAAAAAGCCGATCTTCGCCTTCTCGGTCATCTGGTCAATAGCGTCGCCTATCTCACCAATAGCCAATACACCCTTCTTTGCTTCGCCTGAGAACTTATCGGTATTTCTTGAAAGCTGATCGATCTTAGAAATATCCAAGTTGCCGAATTGCTTGCCAAACAATTGAACCTGCAATCGAGCCCTTTCCGCGCCGGCGCTCATGCCGGAAAGAACCGAGGTTAAGTCGCGGAAGATGTCAATCTCAGGTCTTAAAAGACCGCTAGCGTCAGCGATGCTTACGCCCAACTCTCTAAACAGATCAGCCTGTTCCTTCTGACCGTCTGCGGCAGCGCCAAGCGTTACCGAAAAGCGATCCCACATCTGCGCGGCGTTATCGGCTTCCTTGCCTGATTGCACCATCGCGCTTTGAAGGGCTAAGACTTCCTCAATCGCTAGACCCGAGCCTTCGGCAAAATCATTAACCGCATCCGCAGCTTTGAAAAAGGAAGTGGCGAATGTCCCCGCAGCGGCGGCAGCTAGTAACATTGGGCTTCGCAAAGCGCCCATCGCAGTGCCGAGAACATCGACACTGACTTTCATTTCGCGGGTTTTGGCTTTAGCCCTGTCAATCTCTTGAACGAACTTTGCGCTCTCAAGACCTAACGCGACTTGAAGGGCTGCGATTAGCTTACCGGCCATTGTTTCCCCCTAAAATGTCTAAAAACTCTGACTTAAACCCTGGCAGACTTGTGAATGCTAGGAAGTCTCGCTCTTGTCTTGTCATGTAGTTTGGAGGAACAAAATATTCCTCCAGATGCGGGAAAAACTCTCGACTCTTGATTGGGTTTTTAGACAACGCGTTGTAAACAATCGCCATCAGATGCGAGATCAACATTAAGTTTTGTCTCGCGCCAATCATGCCATCGCGGTACATCAATTCTAACTCTCGCGTGGTCACTACATCAAGGCTTTCAATGACTTCGGGAGACTGACCGTTAAAGATCATCGCCGCCCGAATCTGCCGATATAGTGACCGCTTTAGTTTTTTTCGACTTCCTTGTAGTCTGGGTTTACTGCCTTCTCAATTAGATCGGTAAGGTGTTTGATCTGAGCAGGAGAAAAGGATTCAGAAATGTCTTCGTAAGAAAGAGCAAACAGATCTTGCCCTTCCTCGAAACCAACTAAGTTTATGAGCGCAATCTCGCGCATGATCTCTTGTGCTTTGAACCGTGACGCTTCTTTCAGGCTTCGCCCCTCGACCACAATGTCGTCGTCTTTACGCTCAACCTCTACCGTCTTGTTGATTTTGTACAGCTTCTCAAACGTGTCGACTAGCTTTGCGTATTCCTGCTCTAACAGAGCATCGGGAGGGTTTTTAATCTTGCCTTCAAGCTCAAGCATTTCCTTCCTGGTGGGAAGATAGACCTTTAGCGCATGACCAGCGAAATCAATGTCTGCGTATTTCTGTCTTTGGAACGAAGAACCAAACTTGTCTTGTAATCTCATTTTCTAACCTTTGCTCGTTGTTTTGCCGCCCAAAGATCCATGTGAGCGCTCATGAGAGACGCTAACCGATCAAGCGCGGAGCTTGCCATTGATTGAAAACTGTTTCGTATGAACGGCCTAGCAGGAACCTCTGCCGTACCGAATTCTATAGCCTCGGCTGCAGGTCTGTACTCACCTTTAGCATCTTTATAACCAACACCAACGTCGACAAACCCGAAAGCAATAGTGTCGCGGGTAAGGTACTTTTTCTTTTTGTCTTTGCCCGTTGCAACCTTCGCGCCGTTGCGAACTTTAAGTTGTAGCTTTCCAGTATCGACAGGAACTCTTGCGCGGATCGCCGCCTTGACAGGCTCCATCGCAGACTTAAGACCGGGAAGTAATGATCGCCTAGCTTTGGTCGTGCCGAACTCTTGAGCTAATTCTAAAAGCGAATCCTCAAACTCTCGGAAGCCTTTAACCTCAATCTTTCCCATTGGTCACGATCTTTTTGAAGATTAGATCGTTAAGACGAATTACATAATTAACTACTTCGTCTGGTGTCATGTCCGGAGCATGGTTTTCTGCAATCTTGTGGCAAAGACTAATGTTGATGAGCCTTTGTTGAGGATACCCAAACCAGTTTTTAGAACCGGTCTGGGCTTGCGTGACTAGGTAAGCCAGCAGATCATCACTCGCTCTTTGCATGAGCTCTCAACACTGAAAGACAGACTGCTTCGGCACCGCCGGGGCTGGCTTCCTGTAGGGCGGCATCCACCTCTTGTAAGGTAAAGGGATGCCCTTTTGCCATTGCATGAAGGTCGCCCCTAAATTCCGCCATTAGCGCCACTAATTCATCAAGTGTTGTTTGACCAGCCATATTGATTGCCTCGCGGATGAATCGTAAAAGTAACCTGAGCCTCTGCGCCAGGAGCAGGGTCAATCGTCCACTGACTAACGCGGCCATTGAAAGCGTAATAGACGTAATTGGTTCCATCTGTCGCAGCAATTACAAACGTGCGGTCAATGGTTCCGTTGTAAGCGTCGCCCCTAAGTAAAAGAAGGTTTGTGTCTGCTGGATTCCACGCAGCCACAACCGTCATAGAAGTTGGCGCAGACTGCACAGGGATCTTGTCAGATTGACGCGAACCGGCAACCGCAAAGTTAGCGACCGCATCATCCTGGCCGAATGCAGGAATCGCCTCAACCGGAACAAGATTGTTAGAGACAGCAATCGCGGAAACCGACGCATAAACGCTAAGGTTGGCCGTTGTTAAAACGGTTGGAGTAGCCCCCGGCTGGCAGTATAGAGAGGCTGAAAAGCCGGGTAAAACTTTATTTGGTAGTGCCATTTTTCACCTCACGAAGGAATATCTAAAGTAGAGTCTAAAACAATTTGATGTAGCTTACTGTCATTGTCGTATGTGTGGAAAAGCCAATCAACGTCAATCTTTGCCACAAAAAATAAGCCGCCAAATGTCCCCTGGTAGCCGTGGAGCGCATCGACAATCTGCTGAGCCTTTGCATAACAGTTCGCCATTTGTTGAGCAAAGACTGTCGCTTGAAAGACAGGTCGATCTATACCCTTAACTGATTGCGGCCCCGTATAAACCGGTTGATGCACATCTCTTAGCTGCCAAGTAACGAATGTCGGTTCGGTTGCAAAGTTGCGGTTAAACACAGCATAGACCGGCGTGGGCGTACAAACCGTCGTTAGCTGCGCCTGTATCGCCTGAGCGTAAATAACGGCTGAATTTTGACCCATCAGACCGCAACCGTCGGTTCGTTACGGTAACAAGTAAACGTTACCCACTGTCTATCGTCGTGTTCGTAAACCTCAGCAATCCGCCAAGACTTCTCACGGAAAGAAATACTGTAAGCCTCTTGAGCATCCGAGATCGTACGCATGTTAGGCGTGTAATTCACGGTGAACTCAATCATGTTGTCGTACTGCCGAAACTTCTCAAGCGTTCGAATTCGGTTATGCACAGATTTCGTTTTTGCTCGCGTCTGGAACCATGCGGTCTCCGTCGTTGTCTGCTCGCCAAGATTGGTAAGACCAAACGTCAGATTATTGATGGTGATTTGATCGACGCGTAAAACCATTACATCACCAGCGTTTTGTAAGGTCTCAACAACTGGTCAATCGCCCACGGAAGCTGATACTGCTTAGCCTCGGAGATTGCAGAACGGTTATTGTAGAAATGCGTGAGAAGCATGAGACCGGCTTGCTTGACCACCGGATACTGACCAATAACGCTGCCCTGTAGTGTGTACTGGCAAAGCATCGGAGCGGTCATGTAAGTATTGACGTTATTGGGAACCTCGAACAAAACCAACTTGTTTCCTGTCGGGTCATAGTAATACTGCGAGCTTGCAATTGTTGTTAGAACCGGCGGATTTAGGTCGTTGTAATACTTAACCCAGTTGATCGTGACTCCATTCTGCGAGACCTCGGGAAGATCTAAAGACACCGGAGCCGCCATCAAGCCAGAAATTAAATAGGAAGCCTGATACGTCACATTGAAGATTGGAACACCCAAATAATCCTCAATTGCCATGCGTGTAGCCAACTCAAGCTGAGACAGGAATTCATCCTGCGATTCATCAGCAAAGAGATTGAGTTGGTTGGTGATTTCGTCGAGCGTAAGCCATTGGGTAACCGGATCGCGGTTACTTTGAATGACCTTCGAGTAGTTGAACGGGTTGCGAGAACCCGCGCCGAAATTACCTTGTAGCTGGCTTGGCATATCAAGTTCCGATCAAACGAACACCAGCGGTTACATCACGAACCGTCGAGACCATACGCTTTTCGGCGTAGATCGTGATAGTTCCGGGCTGCGTTTGCTCCATTCTCTGAAGCGTTATTTCCGAATGATCGACGATCCACATAAAGCGCGGCCAATTTGCTAAATAAATAGGAGAAGCGCCGACAGCGGGAGCATCCAAGTATGGATTAGCAATGACCGGCCAGCCCATGATGTTTACCGCTGGGCCTTGATCAGCTTCACCCGTTTCTAAGAGAGCGTAAAAATTGCCAGCATTCAAAAATTTACGAAGCGTTTGGATTGCGGTGGGGTGCATCATCCAAGCAGTCCCTGGCATTCTCCAGAACTGCCCAGGAAGGGCATTAGCAACGTCTACAAGCGCATTCCAATCTAATCCGCCGCTATGGGTGTAGCCGACAGTATTAAGCGTGTGGATGCCGTTTGTGATTGCCGTACCAGACGAACCATAAGCAGCAGTAGAACCCGCAGTTCCCGCGTACATCTTAAGACCACGCAGACCATTAGTCGCGCCTGTGCTTGTAGTGGTCGATCCAGCTTGATCGTTATTAATTGCCATAGACGCGGCTTCGATCTGGCTAAATTCCATCGCAAGATCTTCAGCAAGAGCAGCATCAAGACCGTTGATGTCATCCATCGCGGCCGCGCGGATAGGCATCTGCGCCGAGATAACGCGCATTGGAAGTTGCCAAATGCTTGTGGCGATATTGGGCGAGCCGCTGTTAGCGTTGACCGTGTATCCCCAGGGATTTGTAGAGTTAGCCGCGTTACCAGTTTTAACCGTGAACTGAATGTCTGAATCCGCAGTCATCGTTTGGTTAGCGTAAACGCGGAAAGGGTTCCAGTAACGCAGACTTGCAAATACATCTTCGTTGAATACTCGGCCACCAACGCCGGAGCCCGAGCCAGTGAGGGCTGAGGCTTCAGCGAGGTTAACCGTGGCTTTGCCCTCATGAAGAGCCTTTTTCAAGCCTTCCAAAATTACCTGTCTCATAGTCTCTCCAAAGAGGGAGAGGGCTTGCGCCCTCTTAAATTAAGCCGCAGTACCGGTCGAGCGATAACGTACACCGGCGTTAGGATCGCGCACAGAAGTTGCCGCGCGGGTCTCGCCGTAGAACGTGATCGAGCCTGGGAGCGTCTGGTCATAACGACGCAGAACCATGCTCAAACGCATGACAATGGTGTGGAACTGCTGGAAGTCAGCAAAGTACATGGGGTAATAAGACGTTGTACCTGCTGCGCCGGTCGTGGGCTGGCTGGGATTGTCAACGTACTTGTTAACCACCACATCAAAGCCGAGCAACTTGCCAACGATGCCATCATCGCGGCTAAGACCGTCGATGTAGATTGGGCGCTTCTGATCGTCAACCAAGCCGCGAATGCCTTGCAACAAGATTGGGTTAATCATGAAGCGAGCGGTTGGTGTCCAGTACTGCTGCGGCAAGCTGTAGATGAAGTTAACAACGTCTTTGTAGACAATGTTATTTGCACCGACAGTGTTCGCGTTAGTGGTCAACTGGTCATACGTTGCCAAGCTGTGCAGACCGTTGGTCGTTGCAGTTCCAGAGGTTCCAAATGCTGCCGTGGAAACAGTGCCGCCCGTGTAGGTTGCATTTGCTCCAGCGTACTGATCCAAACCACGCAGACCGTCAGCGCCGCCAGTCGATACCGAGGTTCCGGTTCCCGATTGATCGTTGTTCTGAATCATCGAGGTTGCCATTGCCTGCTGGAATTCCATCAGCATATCGTCAACAACGTTGGGCTCAAGACCGTCAATATCGTCGAGCGCAGCGGTTCTGATTGGGAACTGTGCGTTCAAGTCTTTGAGGATCACCTGCCAGATTGACGTTGCTTCAGTCGTGCTTGCGCCGTTGTTCTGAACGGTGTAACCCCACTGAGCGCCAGCGTTACCGGTCTTGACGCGGAACTGATAAGCCGAACCGTCGGTAGCAACGATGCGGGAAAGATCCATCATTGGATTTCCGAGACGCTTAGCAGCAAACACGGGGTCATAAGCGGTACGGCCACCAACATCGTAGCCTGAGCCGGTAAGCGCAGATGCCTCGCGGATGTAACCGTCAAACTGATCCACCGATTCAAAGATCTTAACTTCGCGCTCGACCTGATTGCCGCCCTTCATGTACTCTTTGAGCACATCGCGGAAGCGACGATTTGCCTCACCACGAACAGTCTTGTGGATTGGGCGGATGATGGAAGGAGCACCGATCTTTGCTTCTAAAGCAGCGATCTTTTGCTCGGTTTCCGTTTTAAGGGTTTCTACAGCTTCGTTAACTTGAGTCTTTACAGCCTCAGCGGTTTCAGCGAGTTTTGCAGCGTTAGACGCTTCGATTGCGTCTAGTTTTTCAATGACTTTCTCAAGCATGATAGTTCCTTTATCGGGTTGCGATTGCCTTTAGCAGCTCGCGGTATTGGAGCGCTTCCAGCAGTTTCACCGCTGCGTCCGAATCACTCGGTTGAGCGGGTTGCTTTGCAGATTCAGCATCACGCTGTTCAATAATCTGTTTCAGCAGCGCGGATGCAGCGGTTGCATCCTTTCTTGAAAGCCCTGCATCACGCAGTGCCTTCTCGATTACTCTTGGATTAGGTTTGTTGTCCATCCAATATTCAAGTCGGCTTATTTCAGCCTTGGGATTGTTAGGGTTCATGACAATCGAAACCTCCGCCAATCCGCCCTTCATGATCTGAAAGAAACCGTCAGGGTCATCTGTTGGCTCGCCGTTTTCATCGACCATCTGGTATTCGTCGGCATAAGCTCCGACAGAAACCCCACCAACCATGCGCGGCGATTCCTTCATGATCGTATAAAGATCAGACCCCGCTGTGGTATTCAGAAACAGTTTTCCGGTTCCCGTCATGCCTTCGTCAGTAATGTCGAATTTTGACCATTCGCCTACGGGCATCATGTCGGAGCTGTGCTGAAAGTACATGGGAAGCGGTCTGCCGGCTTCCATCCAGTTTTCGTGCCACATCTCAAAAGCTGCTGGCGTGTAAAAGAATCTGCGCCCGTCTGCGCCTTCTCTCGCGCCCCAGGTTGTCAAGGTCGCCTCAATTTCGCCTGTAGGCTCGCCCGTTGCCTCGTCAGCCATGCGGCCAAGCTCAACCTTTGCCTCGGTGAAAAATTGAATGTGCTTAGCCATTGATAGGTTCCTTTTGTTGCATTTTGCCATCCACGGGTTTTGGCTGCGGCTTCCTCTTTTCCGCCGCAGCTTTTAACCGCTCCAAAACATCCTTAAGCATTACCAGCTCTTCCGGTCTTGCCCACTACTTTAAGATTTCCGCCGCCGCCCGTATCCTTTGGCGAGCTGCCGGCAATAGGCTTATCAGCGCCAGTGGGAGTAAGCAGAGAATCAGCATCATCCAAACTATTAAGCCCCAGATATTCCCTGGCTTCATTCGGCGTAAGAATCCCATTCTTTACCCCTGCAACCGCATAATTCATCTGATCCAGAGGAGCGCCCTTTAAGAAATCTTGCGTCTGGAACTGAACAAACAAATTCGGATAACCGGCTAGCAGACTTGTCTTTAACTTCTGCTCAATATTGGTGATAAAGGGCATCATCGTCGACTTATAAAACTCGTCGAGCATCGTCTGAGTATTGTTGTACTTAGACTCAGATACACCAATCATTGCCGGCGGCACACCAAACAAACCGGCAATTCTTGCCATCGTCTGTTTCTTTAATTCTCGTGCGTCTACGTCTTGCAAGGTCAAAGGCTTAATACTTTCGTACATCATACCTTGGTCTAAGAGCATAGACTGCCCAGGCTTAGAAAGATCCGATGGCTGGCTGTTAAGCATGTTCGTCCATGCCTCTTTTAGCCTTGCAGCAATCTCTTTGAACTTGGAATCAGGAATTACTTGCTCTGTACGGAACAAGCCAGAAGGCTTTGCGCCGTTCAACATAATGAAATTACTGTACAAGTCGATGTCTTGGTCTAGCGAGATTAGCTCGACAGCTTGCAAGCGGTTGAAAGACGAAGAACCCTGCCAAGGCTCCGACTTGCAGTGCATAACCTGGAAGTATTTGAGCGGTTCGTCTTTGTTAAAGCCGTAACTTGAGCTTGTAAGCGTGTAGTAAGGGTATCTATTCTCAGAGATACGCGGAACAATCAGCGTCGAGTCTAAAACGTAGATCTCAAACGGAATCTGATTAGGATCGGCCTCGTTTTTACGCCAAAGTAATACGAAAGTCTCACCGGCTAACTCATGCCACATCGTGAACTGATACCAGAACTCGTACTGGCTTTGAAAGTTATTCGGCTGAGAAAGAAGGTTAAGAATCGACTTAGCCCGAGTTTTTTCACGCTCGGGAACCGATTCATCCGTTTGGGTATCGACTAAAGTACCGTCATTCTGCCGAGACATGATCTTGATCGGCAATTGAGACAGAGCCCGAGCCTTAGCCCCCACGCAAGCCATGACTGTGCTATTGCGAGCAAGCGTTGTGATGTCTAAAGAGCGTCCAGCCTCGTTGACAGCAGAGGTGGTTACATAGAGAAGTTGATTAGATCCGTAGCCCTGCCCCTTGCCTCGAAGCATGACGTTGTTACCCAAAACCGTGTTGCCGAACAACGAATTCGACTCATTTTGGGTTGTTTTCTTGCGGAATCTGTCAAATATGCCCATTTTTAGCCTCAAAAGACTCTGAATCCATACGATTCAGATGGTGCGGGATTATCAAGCGAACAGTGCATCGCAATAATGAGGGCAACGATCCCGTCGACCTTAGCGTGGCGGTCAACTCCGGCCTTTTTGACCTTGATGTTGCCTTGCACATCTGTAAACACTTCACAGTTTCCCAGTTGGTGGCCTAAAAACGGGTTACCATCGTGTTTGATTTTGTGACCAAGAATAAGCCGTTCTACATGCTTAGAAGGGTTGGAAAGTACCGCCATTCCTTGCCCAACTTTTTTAACCGGCATTCCAGCTTCGTATAATCGCGCAACCAGCGCAGCCGCATTATATGCGTCGTAGCCAACCTCACGAACGTCGTATTTCTGGCTTTGTCCCAGAATATACTCTGAAATCTCACGATCGTCCATCACATTGCCTTCGGTGATGTGCAAAATGCCTGAATTGATCGCTTGTCGGAAAATATCTTGATAGTGAGCTGGCAATAAATCAAAACCGTCTTCAGGCAAAAAGAACTTCCACTCGGCTTCGTAATCATCCTCAGCAAATCGCTTAAGCGTACAAACCGCGTTTAAATCTCGGGTTGCCGCCAAGTCAAAACCAATAAACACGGCCTCGGGTTCTCTATCCGTCAGACCGACAGCTTCATCCCAATGCGAACGATCTACCCACGCGGTTTCTGCCGAGACATAGACGTTAAGGGTTTTGCAGAGGAACTCATTTAATGCCGCCGGCTTAATCTTGGCTTCCTCACATCGAGCGGCAATCGCATCGTGTGAGACCGAGATATTGTGCATGGGGTTTGCCTTATGCCAGACCGTCGGGTCTCGCCAATCGTCGCCAGCATCCAAGGAATACAAAAGCCCAAACCATCGCGGGTTATCAGGAACGTCCTGGTGAAGAATATGCTCCATCACCTGAAGGTCTTCAAAGAACTTCGTGTCGCGCGTAAAGCTGGCCGTGGTTATGTATAGACGAAGCGGATTGGCTCGTGCCACCATACCCGAATGCAAGACCTCAATCGTATTCCTGTCGATGATCTGCGAAGCCTCGTCAATAATCGCGCAAGAAGGGTTGAGCCCGTCACCCGTACGCTTGGTATCCCGCGAGAGCGCTTTGAACACCGACTGAGAGTCGCCATTCTTCACTATCGTGAACTTGCCAGGGATAAAGAGACCGGAGATTTCTCGAGGGAGGGTTTCGATAAATCCCTTGGCAGTAGTAAAGACGATGCTTGCCTGATCTCGATTAGTAGCGACTGTGTAAACCTCTGCGCCAGCATCGCCAAAGGCGAGCTCGTAAAGAGCGATCAAAGCGGTAAGCGTTGACTTGCCAGCCTTACGCGGGATGTAAACGATTACATCCTGAACCATCCGTTTAGAACGATCCCGCTTAAGACGGAACCCGTAGATCGCGCAGACTATAAGAATCTGGAAGGGCTCAAGATTGACTTGCTGCCCTGCCCACTGACCCTTTACATGCCGGCAAAGACTTGTGAATTGCAGGAAGTGATTAATCTGCGCTGGATCAAATACCCATTCCCACTCTTTGTTTTCTAGGTGGTTAAGAAACCGCTGGCAAGCAAGCCTCACATTCCTGCAAGCATTAATGTCGCCTTTAGCGACAGAGACAGCGTATTCGATCCCATCTTCTATTCTCATGTTCCGAATTTAGGACCGGACAGGAACTCACCCATCTTGCTGCCATCCTCAAGTTTGTTCGCGGCCAACCTCGAGCGCGGCGTTAAGCCCATCTCGTTCATAAGTTTGACTGCATTCTCCATCGCTTTGTTTGCAAGCGATATGTAAGGATTGGGAGCGTGAGTTTTTCCACCGTTAGTCTTTACCACCAGCGGATGCTTGGCCTGTTCTTTCCTTGCGTCGATATAAAGCTGCACTTGATCTGCAAGCATCATCAGCGTGTGGCGGTCTTGATCTGATCCGATCCCGTAGACGGTAAACAGATAGTCAGCAGTCTCACGAACGAATCGTTCTCGACTAAATAAAGTCGGATCGTCCGCCCACTCAGCGAAGGGTACGCGGATCTTGATTTTCTCGGGTAACGGTACGCCAGTGTTCTCGCCCTTTGTGCCGTGTACCAGATGTACCTCAGGTGGATATTTCCTCTGCATTTTCAAGCCTCGCTTTTTGTCCAGTAAATTCTTCCCATCGCTTAACGATGACATCGCAGTATTTTGGGTCTAGTTCCATCATCCGACAAGAGCGCCCTGTTTTCTCGCAAGCAATCAGCGTTGAACCTGAACCACCAAATCCGTCGTAAACAATATGTTTAGAAGGATTGTCTGTCATGGCCATTTCTATCAACTCTACAGGCTTCATCGTTGGATGAACCGTGTTTTTCTGCCTTTTAAGAGTCCATACATCCCCTCTTAAAGTTTTATGGCCTCCGTAATCGCCATAGTAAAAAATAATTTCATGCTGTTTGAAATATTTGTCTAAGTGTTGAGCCGGATTAACTTTGTTCCAAACAATCATTGCTTTTGGTTTTCGAGCGATATTTATCATCGCCTCCCTAAACAAATGCGCGTAATGCCAAGAACAACACACGTACATAACCTCACAGCCCATCAAAGACTGGCTTAAAAAATCAACAAATTCACTATCGGGCATCTTGTCATTTTTAATTTTTTCTCTTTTGTCTTTTACCCCTTGATAGTCAATGTTGTAAGGCGGATCAGTAAACACCATGTCAGCCTTATCGCCGTTCATCAGCTTTTCCACCGCATCTACGCTCGTACTATCACCGCACATAAGCCTATGCTTGCCTAGTATCCAAATATCCCCAGGCTTGGTAATAGGTTCTGGCGGAGGTTCGGGCACAGCATCTTCGTCGGTAAAACCTTCGTTCACAACCTCCGGCCTTAGCGCGTTTCTTTCCTCTTCGCCAAAACCAACCAGATCTAAATCCACGCCCTCAAGCTCCAACTCCTCTAACTCGAGGTTTAAAAGCTCCGCATCCCAACCTGCATTTAACGCTAGTTTGTTGTCAGCAAGGATCAGCGCTTTCTTTTGCGTTTCTGACAGGTGGGTTATTTCTATCACCGGAACTTCTTCCATGCCGAGCTTCCGCGCCGCGGCCAATCTTCCGTGGCCAGCAATCAATCCCTTCTCGCCATCAACCAAGATCGGGTTCGTCCAACCAAACTCTTTGATCGACGCAGCGATCTGCGCGACTTGCGCGTCTGAGTGCGTTCTTGCGTTTCTTGCGTAAGGGGTGAGATCCCCCACGCGAGTCATGACCACGCGGGGAATTCCCTGTTTTTTTAAGCTACCCAATTCAAATAATCCTTTTGCAGAAAGTTAGGGCCGCGCTTGCTCAACTCCAACGCGCCAATTTTTAAGTTATTCCGCATTATGAAATCAAGTGTATCTCGCCCGCAACATAATCATGCACCTCGCCTTTCTTTTCAAGCCCTGTCTTTATGGAGTGGCACTCAGCGCAGAGCGACTGAAAGCGGTTGCCCATCCACTTTTCTCTATCCATTCTGTGCGGGAAGATGTGGTCAACGTGGTGAGCTGGCGTTATTTTCCCCAGGCTTTGGCATCGAGCGCAGATCGGATGCTTTGATAGTTGGATCTGCCTGAACTGTTGCCATTGCTTAGTACCGTACAGTTTATTGAAAACCTTACGGTCTGTAGATACTGCGCCGCCATGCTGGTTGCAGAAGGTTGAGCCGTTAACCTTGGGATTTGTACAGCCTAACTCGCGGCAGGTTGTCTGCTTGGGCGTTCTTGGCATACAGGATATAGAGCTAAGTCTAGGAATAGATCTGACTCTTTCTGAGTCATATGCCTTGTGATTGACTCTAGTTTTTCACGCTCCATAAGAGCGTTGAATAAACAGTAGAGTGAGTAAGGTAGATCATCTTGGTTGAATACGGCCTGGAAGATGAAGTCTTTCTCGTTGGCTAGATGTTCCAGCGCTTTCTCGATCCTCACGATAACCTCCTGCATATGCTGCTCGTGCAACGGCCTGAGCCTTTTGTAGTGTTGGGAATGGCCCTTTACTTCCCCAGTACCATCCCTTTGTTGTCTTTCTGTAAGGCATTACTTTAAGAACGTCAGCTTATATAGCGTTGACTGCATCAGCCCTGCTATCTCGTCTATTGCGTTTTGTATAGCCGAGTCACTACCCATTACCGCTCTGTAGTCAGTAACGTAGCCAAGCATGTATTCCAGCTCAGCTTTGGGTGTTTGCTGTGGCGGTCTGTACTCAACTGGGTAACTGATGAGCTTGCCGTTGAGCCCTTGCCACTGCTCGACCACAGAATCTACTAGCTCGCCAAGATCCTCGTAGAAATTGCCTAACGCTTTGTGCTGTGCATAGCTTTGGCTTTGCAAGTGGAGAATGTGAGCGTTGGTGACTCCATGCAGTAGGCACATAATGAAAGCGCCAGCGGTTACCGGTTCTTCTTTGAATTTGAGCTTAATCATCTGCGCTCCAAAAAAAGCCCTCGGGGAGAGGGCAAATACTCACAGGGGAAGGAGTCACTTTTTCAGTTTACTCCCAATCTTCGGGGAGTTCAATGCCATGATGTACGCCTCGATCCTAGTGGCGTAAATCAGCATCTCAGCCTCGTTTTGCTTCGTCAGTAGGTTTCTACCAACGGCCTTCATTTCTTCGACTGTAAGCCTTCTCCACGGCTCCACGATGCCTTTTACAGAGTCCCATTCACTCACCGCGCAGTCTCCTCAAGTTTTCCTCGGCTTCATCCGCTAATTGTTTGGCTCGCAGGGATAGATCCTCTGCCATCTCACAAATCTCGTCGATCTGAATCATCAGCCTGTCAAAGTCGGTTAGGTCTTCGGTCAGTGAGTTTAGGAATGCTTGTCTTGCCGCCTCTTTCATAATTCCCTCTTAATTTGGTTTGCTAACTCTTCCCCGCGCTCGGTAAGCGTCCAAACGTAAGCCTTGCTTCCAGATGGAGCGGGTCGCTTTACCTTGTTTCCTTCGTCGTCTCGATAATGCGTCACCAGTCCTGCATCCTGGCAGTCTTTCCTGCGCTTGCCTATGCTGTTTTGCTGTAAGCCGGTTTTATCTGCAAGCTCATAGTCGGTAAGGTTGCCGTGTTCAAGCAGGGCAAGCAGGGCAGTGCGCCTGTGATTGTTTGCTTTGAATCGTGCGTCTATAGCTGCCATATGCGAAGTAAGTGGATCTGTTCGTCTTGCAATCGGTAGTGTGAACGGAATCATCCTTTGCCCCTCAGTAAGTCTGCTGCGTCGTTGTGGCCGTGTTTCTCAAGTATTTCTATGCAGTGGTTTAGCTTTCCCTCGCTGACGTAAAACCTGATCAGTTCTGCAAAATACTCTAGCTCTTTTAGATTCACCGGTTCGCCTGTCTTGAGGTAACTTGGCAGTTTGGCAATCTTCGCCATCCTAATTACCTCGTCTTGTCGTATTTCAATCATGGCATTCCTTTCAAGTGTTTTGCCATAAGCATTTGTTTTATGTGCTCAGGGATCTTTGGCAGCGGAGCCCATGCAACTGCCCAATCCGTCCAAGTCCCGATTACGCAAACACCTCCAGCGTTTAGCAGCAGCATCTTTACTCCGCGCGGTGGCGTTTCATCGTCTGGTGTTCGCCAGACTGCATTACCGGCCAAATACTCTTTCATGTCCTTGCTTGTATGGCATTGGCGCAGGCT